CGGCGTTGGAGTCGCCTGCGTTGACGGCAGCTGTGGCCTGATCTTCCATGGATTGGCGAACATTTTTGAGTTGCGTATCGAGGAGTTCACCAGAGGCGGTGGACGTGTCGACGGACCCGTTGTAATCATCAACAAGGCTCTTTGTTCCGTCGGTGCTGAGTCCGACCTCATCAATTTCGTTTGCGAGTTTCACCTGTGCGTCGTGTACCTCGGCATCCCAAATCAACTCCTCGCCCACCTCGTTGAGTTTGTTTTGCATGGGATCGAGGCCGTTGGTGATGAGGTTGGTGCGTATGTTCTCGGCCATGGTGTTAGAGGTTTCGTCGGCCGTGCGCATGTTGTCCGCGAGGCCTTCCATGTCTTCAATCGGACCACTAACGTCCACCCAAGGCAGCGCGTTAAGCCCGTTGAGCACCCCCACCAGTGCGTCCACCATGCCCGCCATGGGGCCAGCGATGAAAGCCCCGACCGCCTCGGTGGCACCAGCAGTGCCCTCTATGAAAGTGCGCCCGAAGTCGATGGCCCCGTTGGCGACATCGAGGAGGAACCCAATAATCTCCGCGCGGTTTTCGGTGACGTAGGCCGACCACTCCTCAATTTGGGGGCCGAAAGCGGCGGCGAGCGCACCCTTGATCCCGTTAGCGGCAACCTCAATGTTGCGTTGGGCAGAGGCGACGTCGTTCGCGGCGTTGTCGGTAAGGGTGTCGAGCGCGCCCTTGGCTGCCCCCTCCATCTTACCCAAATCGTCCGTGGCAGTGGACATGTCAAACTTTTTCCAGGCACCAGCCAGATCTACGGTCTTCTCACCAAACAGGGCGGTTGCGGCTTCGTTGCGCGCAATCGGGTCCTCAATGTTTTGTAGAGCCGTAAAGACTTTCGTGGTCATGTCGTGGGCTTTGTCTCCACCGGCCGCAACCGCTTCCGCGAAGTCCGTGCTAGACACACCAAGTTCATCAAAACCCACAGCAGCCGCAGCAGTGCCGTCCACCGCACGTGCCCTGAACTCCTTCATCGCATCAGCAACAACATCGGTATCGCGGGCACCACCCTCAAGGCCCTGGCGAATCAGTCCAATCGCTTCTAAGCCACTGATGCCCAACTCCTCGAACTGGCCAGAGTATTCGTTGAGGGTGTCCAGCCAGTCCTCCGACATGTCGATACCCGCTTGTTCGCCTTTGACAATGATGTCGAAAGCATCCTCAGCGGTCGCTGCCAGACCGGAGCGCAACAGGGTTGTGGTGGCCCTAGCAACACTCTGAACGTCCGTCTCCAGCATGTCGGAGATCCCGGAGAGCGAGCTGATGACCTTCTGGGCGTCGCGCTTGGTAGCGTCAGGGTCGAGCAGGTCGAATTGGGTGGCGAGTTTCGCGGTGTCCAGGTTCGCAGCGATGGAGTCGCCCCAGTTGTCGGCATACGCCTCACCCGCGGCGCGCGCGAGGATCCCCACACTCTCGGGGGAGAGGCCCGTAGTGGCCATGAGCCGGTCGGTGCGAACCTCTTGTTGAAGGCCACCGATGATCGACTTGCCGAGGGCCACACCAATACCGACGACCGCACCAGCGACCGGGATGGTAGCGAGCGCAGCAATGATGCCACCCGAGAGACCTGAGCCAGCCTCCTCGCCACCCTTCTCGCCGGACGCCTTCGCGTCAGCTTCAATGTCGTCGAGCGCACCCTCGGCCCCGGAGGTGTCGGCGTCGACCTCAAACTCGGAGTCGGGGATCGACTTGGAGTCGGAGATGACACCATCAATATTGCTGGTCGCACCCGCAGTATCAGCGGTGACCAACAGCTCGGTCTTCTTGCCGTCGATGCGCTTTTGTGCGGCCTCAACCTTCGAGGCACCTTTCTCAAAGGGAGAAATGTCTGCCGTGAACAACGACTCAAGTTCAGCTACACGCAACGTCATGGCGTCTCGTCTCCTTCCAGTGCTCGGGTTAGCCTTGACGGCGCGGTCAACAGGCCCAGAATTAGGGTGCGAACACCAATCCAGGGGCGTGCCTGGACGGCTGGGTCGTGAAGGTCAATGCCGTAACGTTCGGCCATGTCCTGGATGACGGCGCCCCAGTGCTGGGCGATGTCAGCCCAGAAGATCTCACGTGAGGCTTTGCCTGTAGTTGCCGGTCCCGTTGGGCGCAGGTGGGAGGGGATGCGATAGTCGCGGTAGTTTCCGTCCGCGTCGGGCTCCCCGATTCCATACTGTGCCCACTCCTCAAGCGTTACCGGCTGTCGGGTTCCCCCGGCGAATCATCCGCGTCAGCGTCCCCCTTCGCCACCGACCACATGGCTTGTGCAAGGTCGTCTGCACGACCCTTACCGCGAGCCCAATACAGCATCGCGTAGAACGCCATACGGTCGATGGTGGGGGCCGCGTGCCCGTCATCAATCAGCGTCTGATACTGGTCGCCCAAAGTGATCTCACCAAGGGGCTGACCCGATGTGTGCTCGAGTGCGGCAGCAAGTTCGGGAGGCATCGCGACCTTGGTAAGGCCGAGTTGAATCTCGGAACGCACCGCGAGCGCAAGGATGAGGCGCGACTCGGCCACGTTGGGAGGCGCAACCGTGTAGGTCTTGCCCCCCAACGTGAGCACCAGATTTGGTGCTACCCAGTCGGTGAAGTCCACCGATGCCATGCGTTACGCCGCTCGGGTGTAGATGTATGCGTCAGAGACGCCAGTCGCGTTGGTGACAATTACGTCCACGTCACCAGCGGTGCCGGCTTCCAGAGCAACCACGATCGTGAGGTCACCAACGACGGTGAACTCCGAGACGGTCGCACCAACGGTCACGTCAGTAGTGCCCACGAACCCAGTACCGGTAAACGTCACCAGTTCGCCCGTACCTGCCGCAGCAGGGGTGGAGCCGGTGATGGTGGGGGCCGCAGCATCCCATCCGGTGAACGGGTTCGTGATCTCGGTTGAGGTGCCCTTACCGGTGAGGGTGAAGTTGAGCATCTCGATTGCACCGTCTGCGCCGACGTTCGCGCGCTGCGGTGTCACGGTGAAGTAACCCTGTCCGGCATCGTCGGGGTTCGGGGTGCCGGACTCTGGCTTGTGATACCAGCGGACCTCAATGACGGCCGATGCGCCCTTGGCTGAGGGTCGGGTGCGTAGAAGTAGGGCCTCCACCTCGTCGAGGTACTTGCCGGTGGATGTGGAGCGGTTGACCTGGATGCCGAATGCCAGGTTGGTGTTCCACCCGGTGACATCGGCGTTATCTATACCGAAATCGTCGTAACTTTGTATGTTCTGCGTCGCAGGGGTTGGGGTGGGCTGGAAGCCACTGATGCGTCGGGCGCGCTTCCAATCTGGAACGTCATGCGTTCCAAGGTTGATGTCGAGTCCGTATTCGTAGGAATGGCCGAGCGTAGAGCCGGCGGGAAGTGCAGGTGCGGTTGGCATGGTCAGGCCTCCGGGTTGTCAATAGTGATTTGGTAGGAGTCCGTCCGCTCCTGGCGGTCGTTCTCGTCGGCACCCAAGTGGGCTGTTGAGACCCTGGATACCAAGTTGAGACCCGCCACCCGGGCGAGTCCTTGTAGTACGGCGAATGCCGCGTCGGCGATGTCGTCTGCTCCTGCCCGGTCGCCGCGTGGTCCACGGAATCGGAGTTGGATGCGGCGCACTGCCAAGAATGTTTCGAGGTCGTCGGTGGCGGCATAGGTGGTGATGCCGACGCCTCGGTCGGGGGTGGGTGCGAGACGGCCGTAGTAGATGCCGGTCTCTGCGTCCGTGTAGTCGGGTCCGTCGGGGCGCCACACCATGGTGGTGGTGCGGGCGGCGAGGATGGTTGCAACAGTGGTGGTGAGGGTGGAGGTGTCCATGGTCAGGCCCCCATACGGCGGCTTGCGGCGGCGGCCATGAGTTGCTCCACATCCCGCCGTGAGGCGAGGGTGGCGTTCTCAAGGAACTTCGCTTCACCGTCGTCGTGAGAGTAGGACATGTCTTCGTGTTGGCGGACCGCGTAAGGCAGGTCCGACACGACCGCTGATTCGAGGGTTGCGCCGCGTGGTTCGGCTGGAACAACGGTGAGGGAGGAACGCAGGTCACCATATTCGAGGGGGGTGCGGGGCAGTGTTGCCCCGCGCACTCGTTCGGCTGATGTGGTGAGGCCGTCAGCGGCGGCGCCCTTGAGTCGGGCGAGGAGGGAGGAGGCGGGAATGTAGGTCACGTGAGGTCCACCTCCACACTCTCCGGTAGTTCGAGGCCGGG